TTCTTCAAAATTTTCCTCTAACGCAACATCGCCGGTTATCAACAGAGTCTTTATGCCTAGGTTATCAGCTATTACTTTTGCATCAATAAGATTATCAACAGGCATCTTAGAAGTTCCGCGAGGATACTGCGTTCCTGGAACTCCCGATACTGTGTTGACCATCACCACCCCATCATAGTTATCATTGGAAATAAGAGCATTCCATTTAACAATAGCTCCACTTGAACTATTATCTATTAATCTACCAACGCCCCTTATGTCTATTTCTCCGTTGGTTACAGTAGAATCTAAAACTATTTCTCCAGATACTAAATCTATGGAAATTTTATCTTCTCCGTCTTTATTCCTTATTTCCAATTCTCCGCTATAACCTCCAACAGTTAAACCTTGACCGGAACCTCCCATGTCTATTATGGGTTTATCGTCTCCAGCAATTCCGTCGTAACAATTTAATATGTTGGTAGTTGTATTGCCTGCTAAAACTATCGTGCCACGCAAAATACTATTTTTTATTATTCCTTCTATGTAAGTTAGATCGTCTACTATACAATTGTCTATTGTGGAATTTCCATCTAAAACTCCGTCAATTGTAGCTTCTATGAATTCACATCCTACCGAAGACAAACCTTCAGTTAGATTAAATGTGCTCTTTACTGGATTCTGGCCTATGATAGTGAATCCGTCTATATTGTCGGTATCAACAAAAGTTATATTTCCTATTACAAATAATGTTTCAAAACCTCTATATTGTGCTATTATTTTTGCGTCGCTTAAATTATTGACAGGTTCTCTCATAGTCCCTTTAGGATATAAAGTTCCAGAAGAACCATTAATAATATCTATAGTAACTCTTTCGTTAAATGAGGAATATTCTATGTCTGGAGACGATATTAATCCTGCTGAATTATAGGGCCTTACGGAAACGTTGTTGACATTCGTTACATCAGCAACATTACTATTAGCACCTATTAAATTTACAGCATACATACCATTTTCAAAAGTAATTGTATAACCATTTATTATTCTTATTACCCTTGCGAAAGTTATTCCCCCTAATTCAACTTCGGTATTATGCGTAAATATTTCAGGATTTATTATTCCTTCAACGCTATCTTGTTCGTCGTGTAGCCAATATCTAAATTCATTTAAATTGAGTTCGTATATCTCACTAGGAGTTGATTGTATCAAAGTTAAATCGGCTTTAGGTATCGTTATAACTTTTGTTAACCAATTTACACTAATAGACATTAATCTGGCACCATTATACCTGTTATAGTCAAACCTGAACTCGTTATAGTTCCTACTATGTCCGTGGGCTTATACAACGTAGGCGTCGTAGCTCTTCTTATCCAACCTACTACTGGTTGGTCGGCCGTATAAAGATATTCAGTATTTTGAACGTAACCGCTAGCATTCGTTAATTGATTAAATATCAACGTTCCTTGTGATAAAGGACCTCCAGCGTCAGCAACCAAATAAACTCTAGCGTTTTCTATCAACGAGTAATCGCTAGAATCTTTTGCTATAACTTTTACCGTTACATAACTTTGGTCTATAGGATGTAAGTTTGCTGCCTGTGCAGACAAAGATGTGGTCGTTTCCGTAATAAACATAAACATATCCGTTACATCATCGGTAGCGGTAAATCTATATTTCAATTTTATTCCGCTTGAAATACTACTTATACCAGTCCAATTTCCCGCAGTTCTTGCATTCAACCAACTTCCGTTCCAACCGCTTCCCGTGTCGTATTGAAATTCTACTGTAACGTCCGTCCATTCGTCTGTTCCCCAAGAGATAGCTCCAGACCCTAACATGGATGTTATATTTCCGGTAAACGAAATATGGCCTTTTGAAAAATAACTTTGTTCCACTTCTATTATGTCGCCGTTGGACACATTTAAAGAACCGTCGCCATTAAATTCAGGACTGCCGTTAACAATAGTGATATAATTATTATTATCGGAAGGAGGTATTAATGCGCAAACAATAAATCCCGATGTATCAGATTTAAATCCATCGTGAATTTGTATGCCAATATCGCCCGGATAAGATGCGTTTATACCGCCTGGCGCCCCGATGCTTCCTGAACCAGCATGCAAACCTTTTACAACAGTATCTACTCCAGCAATATCAAATGTTTGATCATAATCGTAACTACAATTACCAATCAAAGTTCCTATTGCTGTTGTCGGAAGGGGCGCTAAAAAATTATAAGTAGAATTTTCCGCCCATATCCTAGATATATCTATGTCAACACAACTTCCTACAAGAGTGAATAATTCTCTACTCTTGTTATTTACATCATCCGGAGATTCAATTCTTCCTAAACACCTAAATTTTATTCTATTACAATCGGTGAAATAAAATACTCTATACCCTGCTGGTCCCAATGTTTTCCAACCACACAAATATACGTCTTTAGCATTTTCCATTGCAATTGCGTTGGTTGTTAAAGTAGGATTTTGGTAATCTTGGGAAGACGCTGCAATAACATCTGTTACCGTAGCGTCATTCGTATCTCTAAGAACTAAAACTTTGGCATTAGAATGTATATCGGCGGATATTCCGACACAATTATCTATTGTAAAATTTTCACACCTTCTAGCATAATAACAAAATAAATACGTATTTGCTCCATAAGTACTTCCACCTAATACAGAAATACAATTCTTCACCAATACGTTGGATGAAGTATCCGCTCCAAGATACATCCAATAAGCGTACGCTTGTACAACTAAACAATCTATTATATCAGCACCATTACCACAGTCTACTATGCCAATTGCTGAATTCGAATTTGATGCCAATGCGAACGGATCATTTATTATAACACAATTATTGTATATGGATTTCTGTAAACACGCTGCGGAACCTAAAGAAATTGGTGCTCCAACATAATAAGCATAGAAATAATAAGCACCAGAAGTACCAAAAAAAGAGCTACCGACATTACAAATACTTAACTCAACTTTACCGGCGCCTGACATAATTATTTCATCGCGATTATTTTCAAAATTGGAGCCGTCTTGATAGGTATCGCCGCTAGCATAACTTGTTAAATTAGAAGTTGAAAAATGTACATTAGGAACTTTTACATCACACCCTGATGGAGGAACAAAACCGCCGCCAGTACTTGATCCCATCGTTAAAGTATTGGATTGAAAAGTATGTTCAAATACAAAACCCCCTAAGTGATGATTGAACGTAGTGATGTAACTTGTACTATTCGCAATAACATTAGCAAATTCTTGATATATTCCTGCTTCTTTTATATCGCCGCTTGCATTAGCTACTTGGGCTGTCCAAGAAATTTGATAATCTGGACCTTCATTATCGACTACTTTTCTTACCTCTATTGAGTCATTATCTGCTAAACTTCCGGTAAGGAATTTTACGACGATATAAGTGGATTGAACTTCTACAATTCTACCCATCACTAAATCGTCTGATGTTTTATATACCCAATCGTCTACCTCGGGGATTTCTCCGGTATCATTATCGAAATCAATTCTTCTGCCCGTTTCAACCCATATAGCAGGTATTAAATCTTCGAGCGTTCCTCCCCAATACGAAGTTAAATTAAAAGTTTGGCTATCCGTTCCGTTCGTAGTTCCTATAGAATACCAATCTCCGTCGACTTCCAAAGTTCCTTTGAAATAAATATACGAAGCATCTTGGTATTCACAACAAAAATTTATAACATTTCCGCTAGAAATATTTTTCCCGTCTATAAACAACTTCCCGTCATTAATTGTCCTTCTTCCCAATAATATACTTGGTGTTTGCGTACATGTTATGACCGCTCCGTTATTTATGGTGAGATTATCGCCATCGTTCATAGGACCTGCGGCAATTGCCGCTTCTAAAGTCATGTCTGTTGTAGCGATATAATTGGCCATAATTATGCATCCGAAGTACGTATGATAGTAATTGAACCGCCTGAAGTTCCTAATGTTGCCGTAGATTCGAACGGTTTAATTGGCGTTCCCCCTCCATCTCTTGCTTTGATAATCAAGCTTCTATCGCTTTGATAAACTCCCGTAAACGATAATGATGTAGAATCCGCTAATTTATCTATATAAGATATCCATACGTTATCCCCGTTAGAACAAGCCGGAACTCCCGAACAACCAGTAAAAGAAGAGCCTGACCAACCGGTATAGGTTACTCTCGAATAAGTTGAACCATTCCAAACTCTAAAAGTTCCTGTAGTAGGAGTGTCACCAGGAATGGACTCTTGTACGGTAAATGTAGTTTCTGCTCCTGAATAAGTTCCACTTACAGATAATTGATCTTCTTCTATTACGCCACCTGATTCCGGACCTACTAGGACGTAATCCTCTCCTGAAACCAAACCTAACACATAAAATGTAACGTTATTAGGAGGCGTTCTTTGTGTATCAGTTAAATCAGTAAGTCTATCATCAGCAGAAAGATCGGCCGCTTCTATGCCAAGACCATACGGTCCTATTATTGCCGTTCCTGTCGATTGTATTCCCGAAGGGCCTGCTATTGATATTGATCTTTCCGTTACCGTAGTATCAACATCACACGTAGCTGACGAGTCGGTACCGGTAATTGTTACGCCATCGGTAGGCGCTACCCCCGTAAGTATCTGTATCCACATCTTCGTAGGCGCCGTAGTGCTGTTTATCGCAAGCATTTGTCCGGTGCCCGTAGACCAAGACACAGGTTCTACTGCGTTGAAAGTCCCTGTAGGGGTATCCACGTTTATTTCATGTGTTATTCCACGAAATAAATCGCCATTCAATCCGTACACAGTAGAACTAGTCCCTCTTCTAGTTAACCATTTTATACGTTCGTATAAATCATTTATGGATTGAGTGTCTCTATTCCATTCAGAATAGTAATATTCGTCAGTACTATCTCCGTTAACATCTATAGCGCGATAACCCTCTGTATTGGTTATATTGGTCCAACCGGAAACTGTTCCTGCCGCAGTTTGATTATTTAAATCGCTGGTCTGTGTAAGCGCTAAGACGTTAACCCCTCTTCCCGTTCCGTTTATTTTGAATTCACCGTATGTGTAGTTGAATTCGCGATTCATACCTATCAGACGTCTTCCGTCTATATCAGTTCCGCTATCTCTAACTTGTAACATAAATTGGTGAGATATTCCCGAAGCTGTATCCCTATTCAAACCTTTTGTGCTCTCTCCGTCTGGAACCGAATTCCAGAAGTCATTAGCGAATATAGAACCGTTTTGCATTATTTCTATGTGTATTCCTTCGGTCCCGTAATTCACTATTCCATCCCATATGTCGTCTCCATCGTTCTGAATTATCGAACCGCCATAAAGGTGTTCTGACGCTTCTTGGTCTATGTTATAACCATTAGCAAGAGTTATAATCGTGTCGTATTGTTTATCAGACGGCGGAGGCTTAGTTATATCTAATAAATCATCTCCTGTTGAAGAAGCGTCATCGGCTAAATCTTGTAACCATCTATGGAATTCCAAAACGGTATAATATCCTGCGCCTGCTACCTCGTGTGCCGCCCCTTCGTATCTAATATTTTTACTTGAATCGATAGAGAAATCATCACCAATTGCCATATCTAAACTCCTATTATTCGACGATATTCGTCTACGAAATTATATATCTGTTTCATTTGAGGCCAAAATTATTCTAGAAGCAGGTTGGCGTTTATATTGTGTGACAGATAAATTTATTCCCCGGGCCTTACAAAGTAATTTTTCTCCGATGATTACCTCTTCATCATCTATTTTGTGCGCCTTTTCTATTCCGAATTCCACGCCTTCTAGGTGCGGTCTAATCAACGTACAATGACTAGTGTATCTAAAATAATCATCATCAAGTTCGCCGCACTTCGGACATATCATCTTAGATGTGCGTTTACATTTATCGTTAGAACATCTATGCCTACGTTTGTAAGTACGCAACAAAGTTATTCCGGTTATTATATTTTGGAAATTTTGGTCTTCTAATAACCCTATAAGCTTGCGTGCTTGGTCGCTATCATCCAAATCAAATTTGTATGTATTCCCATATTTTGTATTTATTCTTATCACTTGAAATCCTTATTGGCTAAAACCAAACAAGGCGTAATGTATTAGAATTGTTTACTCGTTCCCCTTTTTATCGGGAATGAATTTGCTACCAACATCTGTTTTAGAGCTATTTTTTTCAACACTAGTAACAGTTTTTGACTTATGAACAGGAATAGGTTTGTTTTTTCGTTCCGAACGAGTTTTTTTAGCATCCGAAGGCAATACGATAAGAAATTTAAAAAAATTCTTGTCGTATTTCTCTATCCAATTGTATTCGTCTAACGTTATTGTTTTAACGGCGCCTGGAACAAAATATAAAGCTCCAGGTTTGGAACGTTCTACGTTATTGCCGAATTCAATTTGACGAGGGTGGATATTTTTGCGGACTTGCACTTTTATTAACGGCATTTTACCCTCCATCTATCACGAGGAACATTTACGATTAATTGGTAGCCTCTATGATCCTAGCTATCAATTCTTTTTTTGTTCCTTCGATATCTAATTCCAAATCATTAGCAAGGGCTCTCAATTGTGATTTCTTAAAATCTTTGAGCATCCCTTCTGTATAACCGGATTCCTCATCATCTTCTTCTTCGTATTCTTCTTCCTCTTCTTCGTATCCTTCTGCCTCTTCGACTTCATCCTGAGGCGGTTCTAATTTCACCTTTTTGATTACCTCTTTTACAACTTTTTCTTTTGTTTTAGAATCCAACAATACAACATTAAAACTAGGTTGGTTTTTGTAATATTGTATCTCTGCGGGATTTGTAAGGATTTGAGGATTTCCTTTACGGAATGTCCTCCATTTACTGCTATGAGTAAAACTGCCTATTAATTCCACTCTTGCTCTAATTGTCATTTTTGCCTCCAATCAATGACTTATTGGTGAATTAGGATTGGGAGAATAAATACCAATCCTAATCGGTTAGACGCCTTGTCCTACGTTACGAGTTTTCACGGCCGCAGTAAGTTCTTCAATTTGTACAGCAACTTTTAACGTTATAGCGTATTGATTAACGCCCTTAAAGATGTCTCGATCTTTCTCGATTCTAACGTCTCTTCCGATGCCGACGATAAAGTTGTTCATGTGCGTAAGAAGAATTTGCGGATTCGCATCGTATGTTACTTTAACCGTGGTACTTTCTATTCCTCCGCCATCAGCAGGAGTTATAGTTCCATTGGCTTCGTCTACTGTATAAGCCGTATCTTCTACGTAGGGCGTAGTAGGCGTATCATCCAAAGTAATCGGAGTAACAATAACATTTTGTACCGGAGCGTTGGCTAATGCTACGGCTCCGGCTGCATTGTCTCCTAAAGTGATATGTTCTGTTATAGAAGGCAAGAAGTCAAGCAAAGGCACGCCAACTATAGGAATACCGAACGGTCTATGTCCCATTCCGCCTGCCACCGAATCGCCCAACGAAGTAGCTCTGGTGGAAAGTTTCTCGTAGTAAATTTGCTCCAAATCAGGCGCCATATAATAACGCATATCTTTCAGTATTCGGCGGAATTTAGTCGGCATCGCCCTAAACGTTTTACCAAGAACGCTAAGACCGATGTTGGCTCCTTCTGCGTCAACGATATTGGCGCTATCGAGAAGCTTTAACCAACCATCAAATAAAGCCAAATAGCTATCTTTGACATATTGAGTATCACTTCCGCCAGGGACTATATTTCCTTCAATCTCTGCTGGACCTAGCGTGTTGCCGTTGATGTACAACTCCTCTATGTCATTCGCCGCTTGACGAGCCATCATAGAAATAATGTGATTTTCGATACTATCCCCTTCGATGTTTATCTCTCGGAACGTATCTCCAATCTCAAAAGGAACCATGATTTCTTTAGGGGTTAACGTGATTTTAGAAGTCGAGACGCCTCTACGGATACCAGGATCCCTGGCCTCTGATTTCGGAACAGCCAATCTTGTGCCAACGCCGATTTTATCGATATCCAAGTCTTCGTTTCGGAACCGGATAATTCTTGCGTTATCTTTTAACGCAGTTTCATCGATCACATAATCAATAAAACGATTCGACTGCGCCGTATTTAATTTGCCGCTACTGGCTAAGGCATCCGCCGTAATAACTGCTTTCTGGACTAATTCTTCGTTTGAAATATCAGGCATTTTTATCTCCTATCGGTTTCTATTGTTACGTGTAAATTTGTTTACGACGGACAATTAAATAACACCCTTCCAAAAATTTTGATTCTTTTCTACTTTGTTATCAGTTTCTCCGTCGCCTTCTACGCTTTTCGACGGAGCAGCCATCTTTTCAATTTTCTCCATCCTGCTGTCAAGGTTCTTGGTGGTTTCCACTATCTTTTCCATGCCCGCTGATAACTTTGCTACAAAGTCTTCCATGGATTTGGTAATCGAACTCGAACCAAACGTAGTACCGGACGGCGTGTTTGTAGACGGAGAAGAACCGATCGGTATCTCTTGCATGCCAAGTTCTTTTGCTAACTTATTCAGCGTTTCTATGGCGGCCTTCAAAGCCGCTTCTCGTGTTGGCGTAAAACGCTTGGCTTTTGCTATTGCTTCGTACACCGCCTCTGATGCCGCTTCTCGAATATTATCGTCGATTTTCTCGGCATTCTTATTCGTTTGTACTTCTTTCTTTTCCTCTCCCCCTTCTTTCTTTTCCTCTTCTCCTTCTTTCTTTTTGCTTACTTGTTCGTCTTTGTCGCCAGCCTTTTCGCCAACATTATCAAAAGATTTCGAGATGTTGTTGATTAAATCAGCAACCTGTTCCATCGCTTTCGCAACAGCTTCATCGGTAGCCTTATCGACTTCAACGGGAATCTTTTCCGGGTTCTGTTGTGTGTCGTCATTCTTTACAACATCCTTGGTGGTTTCTTCGTTCTTTTCTCCGGGCATGTTTACCTCCTGTAAATCCTGTAAATTTTTAATAACAATGAAATGTTCTTCATTTGCTGGACTATCAACTATTGAAACCTCGTCTACACTCAATTCTACGAATCTTCTTTTTGGAACATTAGACATCTAGTCCCTCTTTTTCATTACTTATACTCTTGGCTTTTGCCTTGCCGCCAATAGAAAATCCTTTGAGTTTTCCATCATTTACCATTTTCCATATTTTATCTTTTCCAACATATACGGTCATAAGCCAAGAACCTTCTTTGACCAAAGCGTCTTTAATCACAACATCTTGTGGAGCAACCCATGATTCATACAATTCGAATCCTGTGTCACCAAAATATTTATGCATCAGACCTAATTCGGTTGCCTTATTGTACTTAGATAGGAATCGGTGTGCTGCCTTGCGTATTACATCCTTGTCCATAATATCGCCCTGGGCGTCTACTACTTCAGGTTGTAAAACCACTCCGGTTATAGTTCTTTCTTGTTTGCTAGATTTTATTATCGGAACAAATATGCTTTTGTTAACGCTTTCGTTAATCTCTTTTTTCTTTTTACGTTTTTCGTCTTCGTCTTCTTCTAAAGGTATCCCGCTATTTCCCGCAGAAGCAGGATTTTTCTTTCCTGAAGAAGCCAAATCGTTTTCACCAATAACCTTAACCGTTACAACCCTTTTATTTTTTTCTTCAGATGGAATTGCCGTTCTTTTAATTGAGTTGCTCAATATTCACCTCACATATATAGATTAAAATGACTTACTGAAAATTAAAAAGAATGGCAATAATTATTCATAATACTGACAATACAAATAAAAATAATTGTTATATAAGATAGCAGATATTACGTACGTTACGAACAATTATCGTTTAATTGTATTTTATGCTGCTTTAGAAGGAACAGGGAACGGAATAGGCGTTAAATCCTCAAACGATTCGACTTCGCTTGATACGTCTATGGTGCATCTACATCTAAAATGATACGGAGGCAAAGAAAGACCCATCGACGCTAAAGAATCAGAACTCTTGCCTATTACTTTAGAACTAGCTAACCATGGGTGTATCTTTTTAATATCTTCCGGAGATGAAGATTTAAATTCTTTAGTTATTTGTTCTAAGCCTTGTTTTATGTCGAAAGTTTTTCCTTGTAGGTTAGCGCATACTTCGCACATCCTGCTTCCACCAGGATTTACAATCTCATACCTTGTTATACCTATCTGTGAAAAAGAGCGCATTTGTCCATACACTCTTCCTACTGTCATAGCATTAGAAACCAATCCTTCGAAATATTGTTTTTCTGTTCCAACAAATCCACCAGGAGTTGAAAATTTACTTAAAATCTCTTTGATACGTTTCCCCATCAATTGTCCTGCTAACGAAGTTGATTCACCAGCTTCTACCATGACAGACTTGGCCGTATCTTTTACTGAGTCGGATATATTTTTATCGTAATGTTCGCCAACCCAAAATATATTTCTATTTTCTAAAGCTTCCATTGTATTTTTATCTACCAAATCAAAATCAACAGAAATGTTAGAGTCTGCTTTTTTAATAGGGGTTGTTTTAGGGATATTGAATTGTAATGATGCGGATGTTTTGCCCGAGGCTTTTTTATAACCGGCTATTCTAGCCAATTTGTATACTTCTCGTATTTCAGAATTATAAACGGGTAAAACATCTCTTGACCATTTATTCATTATCCTGTTTATGTTTGATGATATTGTTTTATAGGATTTCCTATTTCTAGCCAAACCAACAGCCGATTCAATAGCTTCATTCCTCCTAACATTCCACTTTCCCTCTAAATACTTTCGAAGTCTTATTTCAGCTTTGGCTATCCTAGATATTTCTTTCAATCCTAAAGCTTTTTCCACCCACAAATCTGCGTACAACAAATCCAAGTATGATTTATCTATAAGCGAATAGGGCGTTTCCTCGCAGGCATTACACACGATTAGCCTCCCTATACATCCATATCAGTTTCGGCCAATTCTACCGGCGTTCTCTCGTCTTCTATAGCTTTCTCGAATTCGCTTTCCAAATAAGTTCTCCAACTTGCAACATTTTTGATAACATCTGCAATTTGTTCGGCCGATTCGTATTTTACTTTCAGAGCCGTAACTTGTTGGCCTGGTTCGGATGCATCCGCTTTATTCTTTACTGCTTCCGCCATAGTAAGACTAAATGGAGTATCAGCCGGGAAATCTTTCGGGAACGGAGGGAGTTCCTTACTCAATATATCTTCCAATATCTCCCTTGCTATAATCGGAGTCATACCGCCAGTTTTCTCACTACCGGAAAGTATCTTTACTAATTGTTGGTTATCTGTAGTATTAGGGCTGTTACTACAGTATTTATGGTAAACAATATCCATTTCAGGAAAAATGACCCTATTAATGAATTCGTCAAACGAATTACGCTCCGGAGCGAATATTTGTTCGTCCGCTAAAACTCTTGAAGACTCTGCGGTAGTTCTTGTGTATTCGTCGGTCCTTCCTACGAATATAGGAGGCAATCTCCAAACCCTTCTTACTCTGTCTTGATTTCCTTTGCTATAATTTTGGAAGAGCGCGTCTTTGTGTTGGTGTTCGGTAAGCGGTTTCATTTCAACTTTGATATGTTGACCAGATTCCTCTCCTTCCATAATACCTTCTGCTTCCAATAATAAAAATTTGCTATAATTATCACTTCCTTGTATTTGGCTTTCTACAAAATCTTGTATTCTATCCAAAGAACCTTCGGTCAGTTGTCCGTTGCTTACTAATATCGCCATAGAAGGAATATTGTTATTTTTAAATGTAGTGTAATTTATTTCCTCTGCCGCCCTATCTCCGAATATAGACAATAGACTTCCTATATACCTAGGAAGGCCATAAGGCGTTCTAGGAGAATATATTTTAAAGTGTACTACTTCGTTTGCTAATTTATCTTTCGGATAATCGTCCGCTACAATTTCGCCCGTTTCTACGCTATAATTCCTTGGATCGCCGTATTGTTTAAACCAACTTGTTTTATAACCGCCTATTGTAGAAAGATTACGTCTATGTGTTATTTTGCTTTGTACATATTTCCGAAAACGACTAAACACTTTCATAGTATCTACTACAACACTTCCGTCTTCTTGTAATTTTAAAATCTTTTTTTCTACCAATTGGTGTTTATCGTCTAATCTTCCCATTCTCATTTGATAACTAGGAAGATGAACGAATGATTGTATTTCTCCTGAAAAATTCCTTATGACTTCGAAATAAGAATTACCTGTTGTTTCTAAGTCGACTCTAAGTTTTCTTCTGAAATCAACGAAAGTTTCTTCCGTACAATATTGGAAAAAATTAATTAATTTCACCTTTTCTTTATTAACTAACTTTTTCAATTCTTCAGGTATTTCTTCGCCGTCTGTTCCCTTTTTCACTCTGGAAACGAATCTGTGATTAAAACCATCTATATTTACCGATAAGGCGTCTAAACATTGTATCATTTCTCCGCAATGTTCAGGCAACATAGATAACGTGAGGAGATCAAATGGCGGTTCTATTACATCTCCCGTAGCCGCTAATGTATGAAACGGATCTTGTGGTACGCTTTGTGATTTGCCTGGACTATTTGATTGTTTTTCAACGGAAAATATTCTTGCTCCCATTTTTCTAAGAATTCTTTGATTAGCCTTAGAACTAGTTGCATTTTCCGATTTACCTATTTTTATTACTTCGTTATTATCAATAGACATAATTATTCCCTTTAAAACAATCCAGGTTCCTTTTTTCTGCTACCTCTTTTTTTTATTTTACTGGCTCTTACTGCTAAATCCAAAGCATCAAATAAATCTTTATATCTGTGATTAGGAAATAGAACTAATTGTTCTATCATGAGATGTATATTTCCTTCTTTTTTAAAAAACATTCTTTTGTCTTCGAAAATAGGTTCTAATTTCCAAGCTCTTGTTACTTTGTCTTTAATTTGGTTAACAGGTCTTATTCTTATGTCTATATCGTATTCATCCTTTAGGTGCTGAAGTTGAGCTTGTTGGTAAGCATTAACTTCTATACAACCTCTTATAGGTTTCCATTTTTCATAATATTTAATTATGGCTCTTGTTTGCTCGCCGAATCTAAGATGTTCGTCTAAAAAGTCCAATACGTATCTATTGCCGCCTTTATCCATCCCGATTATACATATAGCAAATTTATCTCCGCTTTCTTTTTCTGTAATAGCTAAATCTATCCCCATATATATTCTTAATTTATTAGGTATATTATCCGGTTCTATTAGTTGGCACCAATCGTACTGGAATATTTCTCCTTTCATCGCCTCTGTATCGCATTGATATTGAGCGTTAAAAATTATTATTCCAGATTGTCTCTTCTTTTTTAAAAACCAAGACGAAGGGAATTTATCCGGCCAAGG